CGAAGATGGGATGGAATACGGATTCTGAAATTACACAGCAGCTATGGAGTTATGAGCGAGACGGCAAGACATACTACACCCCGTCTGGTGCATACGCCGAGAAGACAGGCATCAACATACAACAGGTACTAAACACTACATATGACTAACGAACAAGCAATTCAAATCGTATTGGAAAACAAAGACCCATCCAACGCAGAACGTCTAGCAGCTATGTATGCTTGCGACGACATTATTGAAGTTGATATTGATGTGTGGCTAAACACAAACGTGTCAGAGTATCTACCACAATTCCCTGACATCGCAGACGACTTGATGAAAGACTTACTAGAAGAGGATAACTTATCAAGAGAACGCATGGCTCACAGCCTGACAGAGGTGTCAAGGTCTATGTATCACTACGTAAGATTCTACGAAATTCTCAGCAGTTACGACATAGCATTGTCAGAACGCTGACAGGGAGAGAGACGGATGGTGTGCAGGGAGAGCCTGCAACGCGCCGTGCGCTGGAGACAGCGCAACATTGAGAGCGTTGAGAAACAAAGTCTCTCTTTTCCCCTTAAAAATTTGCATCACACAAACTTAAAACATAAATTAGCATGCTCAGTGAAATGAAATCAATAATGGAGGAGTACTACCATGTAATAGGGTTGACTCCTGACAAGTCAAGGCGAGCCGAACAAGTGAAAGCAAGAGCCGCAATGATGTCAGCGATGAGGCATTTTAACCTTACGACTACATCCATTGGTGAGGTTTTTGAATCCGATCACAGCACGGTAGTGCATCACACGGCTAAGCATAACGGCAACATGGACTACTGGCCTGGATACAGGAAGAACTACATATCTGCCTCTAGGTTATGCAACAACACAATGAAGACTAAAGTAATCCAATCCAAACTAAGATATGTAAACGCCCAACTAACTAGACTGAATACACTAAAGAAAGACTTAGAAGAAACAATTAAATAATAATCATGAGTAATTACAAATTCAAGACCACGAATATCCGTGGCAAACAGTACGTTGAAGTCAACGAACGAATCAAGTTCTTCCGACAGGAGGAGCAGTACAAGAACTGGAGCCTTATTACAGATTTTACTGTGCTAGACGAAGCTCAATGTGTATGTAAGGCGTCGATCGTAGATGCTGACAATCGCATCATATCAGTAGGTCATGCACATGAGGTGCAAGGAAGTAGCAACATCAACAAGACTAGCTACGTAGAGAACTGTGAGACATCAGCTATCGGTCGTGCATTAGCTATGTTGGGTATTGGTATTGATACATCAATCGCTTCGGCTAACGAGGTTTCTGATGCTATCGCCAAGCAAGACAATACCGCACCTGCCGAACCTACCAAGGCTGAGAAGATGGTGAAGAAGGTGCAAGAGAAGTTCGATACCGCACCCCCTGAGAACATCATGGACAAGGCTGTTGCTTACATCAAGTCGCAGACCGACAAGAAGAAAGCGTATGAGTCTATCGTCAGCAAGTATGGTGACAGCCTTACAGACAAGCAGATGTCTGGGCTACAGAAGTTCGTACGATGAACAAGTACCCAGTACTGAGTCGTAAGCTAACGAATATAGATACGTTCCAGAAATTCAGAAGACATTGCCTTAGCTCTACCATGAAGAAAAACTGGATAGACAATGACGATGAGTCACCCATATGTACTGGGCTTTACTTCATCAAGCATAAAGATTTTCTCGGTGACGTAGACATTGCAGAGTACCACATAAACAGCAAGGGTAAAACCTTCTGGTGTACTGGGGGAGCCCCTACACACTGGGCTGAGATAGAAACCTATGAATACATGCTTGAGGACGGCACACCATTATACGAAGACCAATGAATATATCAGATAAATTAATGGAGAGGTATGGCAAAGCTCACTTGTCGTACTCATCTCTTAAGCAAGCCTTAGGAGACATGGCTCAGTTCGATCGCTACATGAAGGGCGAGGTCAAGTACAAATCAGATGCGCTAGAGTTTGGCACCATGTACGATATGCTGTTGTTCGAACGGGACAAAGCTTTCGAGAAATACACAGTGATGTCTCCCTCAGCTATTGTCACTACGCTATCAGACAAGGCTCAAGCCTCCAAGAAACCCACGCTAACTGCTGAATACAAGGCAAAGCTTAAGGAAATCAAGGAGGAGGCGGCTGAGGATGGTAAGTCAATCGTATCACACGATGAGTGGCAGACAGCTAACGATATGATCGACAGGTTAGCCACATGCGGCTTGCTTGACTCTCACCTCAAGGGTGACTATCAGGTAGGATTCCTCGAAGAACTACACGGAATACAGGTCAAAGGATTCCTCGACTGTTTAGGCGATGGATTCATCAGCGACAGTAAGTCAGCACGCAGCTCAGAGAAGTTTCGGTATGCTATCAAGGACTTCTCATATGACATCCAAGCCTACATCTACACAGAGGTGTTTGGAATAAAAGATTTCTATTGGGTTGTACAAGAGAAGACTTATCCGTATCTTCCCGCCCTAGTTAAATGCTCTGACTCCACCCTATTTACAGGAGAGATGAAGTTCCATGATGCTCTCAAGCGTATCACTGACTTCCTAGAGCAAGACTATAATCCACAAAAGGATTACTTAAACTATGAAGTTTAACAGACTACTCAAGATAGCTTTGCTTATAGTGATTGCTATTACATTCGATTATTTTTTTTACAATTTTATAACCAGTTAAATTCATTAAACATGAGTGAACAAACAAAGAAGTACGAAAGCGTACTGGTTGGTTGGGCCGATGAGCCTAGCTACAATGACAATGGCGAGTTGATGGGATGGTCTTTCCGTCTCAAGGACAACGAGCTTAAGGATGCTATTGATCAGTACACCACCAAGCGTGATGCACAGGGTCAGGGCGGTAACGTTCGATTCCGACTATTTATGTCGAAGAATGGCAAGCCATGCCTAAGCGTATGGGATCCTAACAGCGAGGCGGCGCAAGAGCGTCGCACAACAACTAAATCCGAAGGGTCTTCTGACCTTCCGTTCTAACAGGTTGTTTTAATAGGGGACAGGGGTGGGGCGAAAGCTCTACCCCTTTTCTTCCTTTAATATTATGGGACATCCAATATACTCCATGACCGCTAAGGTCATAACGATTAAGAATAAGCGACCGCAATCTAGAAACGTGTGGATCGTAAGCAAGTATGATAACCCCTCGGATATCATGAAGAAGGACGGGAAAACAATGTCAAGGCTTGAGCGAGAGTTGTTTACCGCCAAGACTAAGAACAAGACTATTGTGATTGATTCAATAACTTCGATAAAACAAGTTGGAGCAACATCAGATGAAACATAGCGACAAACAAGTAGGGGGTAAGCACTACAAGAGTATGAAGATTCAGCCTACTGACTTCATAGCAGCGAACCATATTCCCTTCATAGAGGGTAATGTAATTAAATACGTATGCCGACACGAATTCAAGAACGGCAAAGAGGATGTCCTTAAGGCTATCCACTACTTAAATCTACTACTCGAATATAAATACTCGGATGAACGTAACGATATACAAAGACCTGTACAAGAAGTCAAAGGCGGACGCACATGTGATTCCGATAGTGACAGCCCTGAAGCGTATACAGGAGGGGACTTCTGCGCCAACGATTGAAGCTGTTCGTGGTGGAGAAAAAGATTTCAAGAAAAGCCTACCCGTTGTACTATTCAGCGGTGAGTTTGGCGACAGGAAAGATCAAGCGATTGAGAAGCATAGCGGATACATTGTTCTGGATTTCGATCATATTGATGTAACAACATCCAAGGCGTTACTCAGTACGGACCCGTACGTATACAGCTGTTGGGTATCTCCGTCGGGTGATGGTCTCAAAGCGCTAGTCAAGATAACTCACCCTGAGCGTCACCGCGATCACTTCCGTGCGCTACGTACATACTTCAATAAGCAATACGACCTAGAGGTAGATGAGTCAGGAATCAATGAATCCCGTGCATGCTTCGAGTCATACGACCCAGAAATTATTATCAAAGATGAGTCATCTAAGTTTGGGGCATTCGCAACAGAGAAGAGTGAATCGCAGGTAGCTGTCTCACAATCAGGCGTTTACACGGATTACTTAAAGTTAAATCTAGCTGCGCGTATGATACGTCAGTGCGATGACGGGGAGAAACACGCTACCCTTCTTCGTGCTGCTAGGCTGTGTGGTGGATATGTAGCCGCTGGACGCATGGAAGAGGACGAGGTAGTCCGTGTACTTACCCGTGAGATACTCAAGCGTGATGTAGATGATGAGAAGCACACCATAAATACCATCAGGGACGCTATCGAGAAGGGGAAGCAAGACCCTATCCGAGCCACCATCGACGACGAGAAGAAGGCACAGCGTGAGATGCTGGTCAACGACGGGGACATGTCCTTCATATCCTCGGACGATGAGGACTTCAGGTGGATTGATGACTACGCAAATGGACGTATACCTGTAGGTTTAGACACGGGTGACAAGGATCTTGACCAATACTTCAGGTACAAACGAGAGTTCACTATCATCAATGGGCATAGTAATGTCGGTAAGACTACAATGGCTTTGTACCTAATGGTCAATGCTACCGTGCGTCATGGGTGGAAGTGGGTTGTGTACTCATCCGAGAACCGAACAGCCTCGTTAAAGATGACCCTCATACAATTCGCCCTTAACAAACCTATCAGCTCTATGAATTACATGGAGCGTAAGAAAGCCTACGAGTGGGTGGGCAAGTATTTTACTGTAATCAGCAACAAGCAGGTGTATAGCTACTCAGATATCATTGTGTTTCTAGAGAAGGTAATGAAGCAACAAGAGGTGGATGCTGTATTTGTAGACCCGTACAACAGCTTAAAGCTAGAGATGGGTAAGTCGGGAATCGGTGTACACGAGTATCACTACGAGGCTGCTTCTGAGTTCCTTACATTCTCGACCGCAAATAACATCGCGGTTTGGTTGAACATGCATGCTGTTACTGCTTCACAGCGGATCAAAGGCGAGGACGGGTTGCCTGTAGCTCCATACGCTGAGGACACCGAGGGCGGGGGCAAGTTTGTGAATCGAGCTGACTCGTTCTTAACCATACACAGAAAGGTGCAGCACCCAACACCATCGGAGCGTAAGATCACAGAGTTTCATGTACGTAAGGTTCGTGACGTAGAGACAGGCGGTGAGCCCAC